CACGAATGGCGATTGCCTTCGCGAATCGGACCGGGGGCAAGACCACCGCGATGGCAATACTGAATCACCTGCACATGGCGTTCAAACCCGGCTGCGAGGTCGTTAGTGCAGGAGCGATATTAGACCAGGCATACAAGGCATATAAGTATTTTGTTAACATGCACACTTCGAATGAACTGCTGTGGGAACTGCTGGTGAAAGAACCCACCCAGAGCCGAAGCCTGTACAAGAACCTTTCGACCTTGCAGGTCATCACCGGGTCGATCAGGTCAATGAACGGGCCGCACCCGAACAAGGCGCACATTGACGAGGTGGAACTGATGGACTGGGACACCCTGCAGCAGGGAATGTCGATGGCGATGACCACCATCAGCCCGGAAACGGGGCGACCCATCGATAGTCAGTTGGTCATGAGTTCGACCCGCAAGTATGACACTGGCACCATGCAACGATTGCTTGACATGGCAAAGGCCGACAAAAGGAAACGCGGAGGATTTCAGGTTTACGAATGGTGCGCGCTGGAGATTCTGGAGCGTTGCCCCCGTGACTGTTTTAAAGACCCGTATTATGGCCCCTGCCCCATTCACCACGTCTGTAAGGGGCGAGCGCACAAGTGCCAGGGGTATTATAAGATTGACGATTTCATCGACAAAGTAATTCTGCTGGACGCGGACACCATGAATGCAGAATGGTTCAATCTGAAACCATCAAGGCAAGTCATGGTCTATGGGGATTATTGGCGTCCGGAAACGCACATGATTGACAATTTTGAGTGGAAAGGCACCGGGCGACATATCGAATTTATGGGAGGGATAGACTTCGGGGCGGGACCGGGGCACCCATTTGTTTATCAGGAATACGCAGTGGACTGCACGGAATTAAAGGCAGAAATTGAACAGATGGAATTTGCAGACGAGGTTCTGCGAAGCATGGTTACATTTTATCTATTGTACGAATACAGGAGCACCCGGGATACTATGGCCGGGCATAGCGACAGGATAAAGGCTGCGCCGAATTGGCATCCTGAATTTCCGATATTTGCAGACCCCAGCGCGAAACAGGCTCGCATCGATCTTGAGGAGACTTATGGTATCGTGACCTATCAGGCAAACAATGCCGTGGTGCCTGGAATAGATATGGTGAAGGCACATTTGCAAATAGTTAAGGGCAAGGCGCATTACTATATCGTGCGCGGTTATCTGGATTGCGACGAGGATAAAAATCTTGTGGGAACAGACGTGGAATTTGACCTTTATAAATATCGACGATTCAGGGACGGGGCGGTGAACAGGAAAGAGCCGGAACAGATTAATGACCACGGAATGGATACTGCCCGTTATGTGATCGCAACCGCCCAGCCGTATCTGAAAGAAATTTTGATGCCCTTGTGGGAAGATGTTGAACAGGATGGTTACTGGTTTGGAGGGGATAGATGACGGATCAAGAACAGAAGAGGTGCCACCGACTGGCAAAAAAATATTCATGGTCTATCTGGCTGAAAAAAAGAGCGTGGCATACAGAACAGGATCAAGAAGCGTGGAATCATGTTTGCGTCAAGATCCGCAATGCCATGTTTGAGATCATGAAAGAAGATATGCTGAAATATGTTTTGCAAAATTTAAAGGAATGGAAAAAATATGAAGTTAAGGAAGAAGTATTATTTCTTGCATGGCATGCGTTTTTGTTTTCGCTGACCAAGTACCGCAATTTTGAACGGCCCCTGTCATTTCACTTTTTTAGTTATACTCGATATTTTTTATTGGGCCATTACGGAAGAAAAGATCAGGTGTTTTTGCCCCTGGACGATCTTGATAATATTCTGTCTGTGGAACCGACAGAACTGAATCAACTGTTTATCAAATTGATGCGGGTTCAGGAATATCGCCAGGAATTAAATCCAAAATATTTCCCGATATTTGACCAGGCATTTCAATCCCTTCATGATGCACCAAAACTCAGAAATGGAAAATGGAATAAAGAAATTGGCGTCCCCCAAAAGGTTTACGACAACCTTAAAACGGTCTTTAAAGACACAATTCTGTTTTTAATAAAATAAATCCTTATTTATCCTTATATATAGTTAAAAGGTCATAAATAGCGTTTAACCGGAGATAAATAAAAATAAAAAGGGTTAAGGCATGGCAAAAGACGACAAAAAAAGAAACAGGCGCACCAAGGTCGAGGTAGAACTTGACAAGGTGCAGCAACGATATGAATTGGCGGAGCAGGAATATCAGATAAAACAACTGGAATATCAGACCGGGATAATCAATCAATTGCTTGAAGCCCGAAACACAATCGTTGACAGCGATGTCGACAGCGGAAACTGGTGGCTGGCGGGGCAGGGAACCGGGGTTAATGATCCCGAAGATCATCAGAATATGCTGGTTCAGGCGGCTAAACTATATCACACGAACCCGCACGCGCGAGCGGTCATACGCGGGTTGGTCAAGTTTACCATCGGTAAAGGACCAACCATTGTATTTGATTCTGACAATACAAAAGTAAAAGAGGTGTGGAAGGATTTTGTCAAACGCAATCGCTGGTCGTTAAAGGAAAAGGAATCGGGGACACGGGTATTTCGGGATGGTGAATTTTTTCTTCGCAAGTTCATAAATAAAACAAATGGGGATACAACTGTTCGATTTATTAGAGCAAATAACGTGGCAGAACCTACAGACAAGGCTAAAAATATTGAAGGGAAAAGTACCAGTTTTGGAATAGTAACAGATCCTGATGATGTCGAAAATGTCGAGGGTTATATTGTTGTGGATGGCAGCGGTAATTATAAGGAAACAATTCCCGCCGATGAAGTTATTCATGAAAAAATATTCTGTGATAGCGATCAAAAACGTGGGGTTTCTCTCCTGCGTGTATGCGCGAAAAGAATTAAACAATATGAAGAATGGCTGGAAGACCGTATCGTATTAAATAAGGTAAGGAGTGCCATTGCCCTTGTGCGCGTGGTTGATAGCGGCCAGCAACAGGTCAAAAGGATTCGGGACAATAATAAGAGTGAGGATCTGAGCGACACCCGCCAGAAAGTAAAAGCCTTTGAACGGGGTACGGTATTGACCGCCAGCAAGGGAATTGACTATAAGATGTTGTCCCCGAATATTCAAGCATCAGATGCTCAGCATGACGGTCGGGCGATCCTATTAAGCATTGCCGCCGGGGTTGGTTTTCCGGAGATGATCTTCACCGCAGATTTTTCTAACGCGAATTATAGTTCCTCTCTTATTGCACAAAATCCATTTGTAAAAGAAATCGAAGAATGGCAGGATTTTTTTAAATGCTTTTACGAACGTTTGGTAACCGATGTATTGCAGGCGAAGATAGAATTCGGGGATCTGCCCAAGGATACTGAACTTGGATACCGCATTGATTTCCCGCCTATGTTGCGTGATGACGTCGATAAGATTGCTAAGGCATTTGAGATTCTGTTCAAATACAAGGCAGTTAGTAAAAAGACCTGGCAGGGAAAAATGGGTCTTGACAGTGATATTGAAACTGCGAATATGGAGGATGAAGAGGGGGATGAATTCTACCCTGCAGTACCAGGCCAACCGGGTGGAGGCACCCCGTTTAACAATCCCCTTGCTCCCATTAATCAATATGGGGCGCAGTTGATGGAGGCAATCAGGGACGGAGATCAAGATGAGATAGAAAAGATTGCAGATAAAATAAATCAGTGGGGTAGACCTTACGGAATGTGGGATGATCCCCAGAAATGGATGCAGGATCAAAGGCAAATTTCGGAAGACGAACAGGCAGACGAAAGGATGGAGCGCAATCGGGAATTTCTTGCCGGGCTGGTCAAGTCATTCTGCGATGCTGCGGCAAGTATAGGCCGTGATCTGTCTACTGCGGTAAGGGAAAGCAAGAGCGATGTTCATGTTCAGGTGGATGCCCCCCGTATAACCGTGGAAAAGCAGACTCCTGATATCAATATGTCCGATATCAATATTTCTCCCCCTGCAATTACAGTAAATACTCCAGATGTGCATCCGACGATAAACGTGGAACGTACGGAAGTGAATCTAAATCCTCAAATAACGGTGGAAAAACAAACTCCTGATATTAGATTGCCTGATATTAATATTGCTCCTGCGGAGGTGAATATTACTACTCCGGAAATGAACATTACCAACGTGATTGAGGATCGACCTAAAAAGAAGACTGTACAAAGGGATAAGGATGGCGTTGTGCTTTATCTGAAGGAGGAATATTCCGAATAATGGGGGCGGTATTTTCAAAG